GGCATCGAGCAGATGTGAGGGGGTGAGTGCTTCTGCACATGGGAAGATGTGGAATAAAGCGGGAAAAGCCGCGCTAGTATTGAGTTTGCAGGGGGATTTAGCCATTTTGGAACAACGCAAATAAAAACGACGAAATGCACCGTAAACATGAAAATTAGCGCGGGATTCTGCACTTAAGGGGCCACGGGATGGTCCTTTTTTTATTCTGTAAGGCCTTGCCCGGCTTGCTGGTGAGGCATAGGCAGATTCGTTTGCCGCCTTCACACCTTGCAGATGGCATCCAAGTTGGGTTCGTTGAAGGCATTGCAGGGTGGTATCGACGGTTGCCCTGGTGGCATCGTTAAAAAAACGCCTCAAGCGGGCGTCCATGTTGTCATTTTTTGTTGGCATGGCAAAAAATTTACCAATTGTAACAATTCCCAGTGGAAATAGTACCTGTCAGAAATGACAGGTATGGCAAATTCGCATTATTGGATGGCCCTAAGCAGCGTTTTAACGTCATTCTCGTCCGCACCTTTTGCAAGATAGTCATACAGCACGGCAATGAACGCAGCCTTGCGCTCAGGCACCCACTCACGACCCTGCTCTACCACTATTTCATCCATTATCCGAATGATCCGCTCCAGAATGGCCGGGTCGACCTTCGTACCGGCCGCTATCGTGGCAATTACCTTCCCTGGCGCAACACCGGGTTCAGCGACCACCGGCTGCGGCAGGCGATCCTTAAAACGCTCCATCAGCTGATTAGTGTCGAGGTTTTCGTTAAATGCGACCTCTTGCATCTCCAGACGCAGGGTTTTGCTGAGTGGCCCGTACTGTAATGCGACTTCAGTCGCGGCGTTTGTCGCATGACGGACATTCAACATGGCACGCTCCGCCAGGTATCGCGTAGGTATTTCATACATGCGACGCGTGCCACCAAGTCCCTTTTTTTCCTCATACGGCCAACCTTCGCCGGTCGCCCGATCAATAACTCTTGCCTTCGTGGCTGGAAGGTCGGGCAAATGCATCGCAGCGATCTCTGACGCGGAATAGAGCTTTTTCATGGGAATACTTACCTCGCCTAAAGCGTTCCATCAATGTAGCAGGCAATAAATGAGGGAACACTTAAAAATACACATATAAATCAATGGGATATAAAATTTCCCCGTCGCGCTTAGGAAAATTAAGTATTCCTTCAAAAAAGCATTGACGGAATACTTAGGAACTCTTAAGATACACTTATAAATTCACCAAACAGGAGTTAACCATGCATGTATCTAACACCCCAAAAAAAACCGCCGAAGCCGATTGGCATAGAGCGGACATCGTTGCTGCCCTGCATAAAGCAGGCTGGTCTTTGCGCGAACTGTCGCGGCAAAGCGGGTACGGTCCCGGCACGCTTACGCAGGCGTTAAGCCGTCCCTATCCGAAGGGAGAAGCCATCATTGCCAGCGCGTTAAACATGAAGGCCGAGGACATCTGGCCAACACGTTATGCAAAGCGTAATTTTACGCCGGTTTTAACCACTTCATTACGCTCTTCCGGCCCCCGCCGTGTTGCCAACGCTGCTGCCATTGGTTGAATCTTATGCCGCGACGCACTAAAGCGCCACACCCGCGTTTCCCGGAGACGAAAAAATGACAATAAGAAAAAGACGATGGAAGTCGGTACGCCCGACCAGCTTGTCCGAGGCGATGGACTTGTGCGTCGAGTTTGCCGCCGAACAGCGTCGCACGACCAAGGTGCTGGCCGACCTGATGGGCGTCGAGATCAAGACCCTTTACCGGTGGTTGTCCGAGAACTCCATGCCGTTAAACCGCGTCCGGCAATTTGAAACTTTTTGCGGCATTTCGCTAGTCAGCGATTACCTTTGTTTGGCGCATGGCAACAAGGTCGTGATCGAAATTCCCGCAGGAAAGAAGGCCGATGTGACCGAACTAGCGGAAGTGCAGTGCTGCTTTGCGGAGGCGATGGCCCTGCTGGCGCGTTTTTATCAGAACGGCGATGCGGTCGATGCTACGGTCGCGGCGCTTACCAAGACGCTGTCGCAGGTCGCCTACCAACGCAGCAATGTCATCAAGACTGGGGAACCGGAACTGGAACTTTTCGGGATGGCGGCATGAGTCAGGTTGTCATCAAGACCCACTACAGCGCGGCAGAGCTTGCTGTAATGCGATTGCCGGGTATACCGACAAGCAAAGGAAAAGCGTTAGCAAAGGCAGAGCGCGAGGGCTGGGCGTATGTTCGGACCAAAGGGATCGGCGGCACGCGCCGAGAGTATGCGCCACCACCCGACGTTATGGAGTCCATCAAGGGCCACCTAGTACAACAATTACTGACAGGAGAAAAACATGATCAAGCCGTTTCTATCGAAAGCAAGAATAGCCAAGGATCGCGCACACTTGGTGCGAAAGGGATGCATGGTGAGAACAGCGGTAGGGAGATTTCGCACTCCGAAAGCAGGTTGGCAGGATCGGAAAATAAACAGAGAATTTATGGGAAGTTCGCCCTTTTACCTGGCGCACATCAACCGACACAGCCTGTACAACACAGCATCGCGCTTACATCGCAGAAACGGATTCACGGGACCGTTGAGTTTGTCCCGGCTGAGTCAGGTGCGTTACGGGTACAGGCCACTGCGTTAAAAGACTGGCAGAAGCGTACCGCCGAAGCTCGCATGGCCATATTGCGCGAGGTCGACCGAGTCGCCCAAGTGGTCGGGCGCGAAAAGGCGATTCAAAAGGTCAGCATCATGGCGCAGGACGGCACCTTGCCGGAACACCTTGCGCAACTGGTGCCGATAGCAAACGCCCGATCAGGTCGGGACGGCAAGCGCAGCTTGAGCCGCCGCACCCTGTACGACTGGTTCGCAATCTGCAAGGCGAACAGCGAAGCCGGTAGCACTCGCGCAGTCAATGCGCTGGCTCCCAAGGATCAACATGCCGTCACGAAAATTCCGGTGTGGGCGGCTGACCTGTTGGCGCAATTCCAGCGCCCGCAAAAGCCTAGCCTGCGCTGGGCGGTAGAGCAGATATATCAGCGATACGGCATTGACGAAGAATGTCTATATCACCAGGCCCGCCGCTTCATCGAAAAAATGGGCAACGTCGAATCGATGGCCGGGCGCATGGGTGCGCGCGACATCAAGAACGTCAAGCCATTTGTCCGTCGCGACAGCAGCATGCTGTGGCCTGCCGACGTGTATACCGCCGATGGCCACGCGTTCGATGCCGAAGTGGCGCATCCGGCGCACGGCAGGCCATTCCGGCCAGAAATTACGACTGTGCGCGACACCGCCACGCGCAAGGTGGTCGGCTGGAGCATCGATCTGGCCGAAAGTGGACTGGCGGTGCTGGATGCGATTCGGCATGCCTGCGAAACGGGCGGGATATGCAGCATTTTCTATGTCGATAACGGTTCTGGCTACAAGAACGCAATGATGAGCCAACCAGGCATCGGCATGGAAAGTCGCCTCGGGTTCACGATGACACACTCGATTGCTTACAACTCGCAGGCGCGCGGGATCGTGGAAAAAGGCCACAGGGATATCTGGGTACGTGCCGCCAAGGAATTGCCGACCTACATGGGCAAGGACATGGATGCAGAGGCAAAAAACAAGGTGTTCAAGATTACCCGCAAAGACATCAAGACCAGCGGCGTCAGCAAATACCTGATGCCGTGGCAACGGTTTCTGGAGTTCGTTAAAGACCACGCCGAACGATACAACAACCGGCCGCATCGTAGCCTGAAAATGATCTACGACGCCGAGCTGGGCAGGAAGCGGCACATGACACCCAACGAGTCATGGATAGAGGGCGTTGAAGCGGGCGCGCAACTGGTCACCATCACGCCGGAGCAATCGCTGGAGCTGTTCCGCCCGATGAAGGAAGTCAAAGTGCTGCGCGGCGAAGTGCGCTTGTTTAACAATCTGTATTTCTCCAACGAACTGACCGAATACCACGGCGACATCGTGCGTGTGGCCTACGACATCCACAACGCCGATAGCGTGTGGGTGTACGACGAGAAAGGCCGATTTGTGTGCAGCGCCGGCTTCGAGGCCAACAAGCGCGACTACTTCCCTGAGACGTTCCTGGATCAAGCGGCGCGCAAGCGAAGCGAAGGCCGTCTGAGCCGACTAGACGTGAAACGCGAGGAAGTGCTGGAAGAACTGCAAGGTGCGCCGAAGCGGGACATTTACGAAGCACCCGCCGCACTGGAAAACATTCCCAGCCCAACGTTGAACCTGGTCGGCGAGTTTGAGGCGCTGACGCTGGCCGCGCCGATCAACGAGCAGCCGAATGAGGCGAGCGAGGCCCGTCCGCTTTTCCCAGTCGACAGCGAGCACTACGAATGGCTGATGCAGCGGCGCGGTAACTGGAACGAGGCCGATAAACGCTTCCTAAGAGGTTATATCGACGATCCGCAAGACTATGCCCAATTGGCAGATCGCTTTGAATTGCTCGATATCTCCTGGGGAGCGGCCGAAGAGGCTGAACTATCTGGCGAGGAAATTTTTAAGGTGGCTGTCTGACGCTGGAACGTCAGACAGCCGGATTGATGCAGTTACAGAAAAACGTAACCAGGGTACAGAGAAACGCAACCAAGAAGGAGTATAGATGAAAAAGGGATTTGTTCAAAACAGCAATTACGCGAGGTTCCTGCAAGCCGTCAAGGCGGTCGAGCAGCGCGGCGCACGAGAGGCGTCGCTGATGCTGGTCACCGGCCCTGCAGGTTTGGGCAAGAGCGAAACGGTGGATCGTTTCGCGGTCGACACCAATGCCGTCTATCTGCGCGCCAAGGAAACATGGACCAAGCGCGGCCTGTTGTCCGAAATGGCCGATACGCTACGCATCCAGACCAATGCCACCAATCACGAAATGCAGGCGCGCATCATCGGCGCCATCGGTGCACGGCAAACGCCGATCATCATCGACGAAGCCGAGTTCACGGTGCGCTCGACCGCCAGCATTCTGGAATGTGTGCGCGACATCAGCGATTTAACGGAAACGCTGGTGGTGCTGGTGGGAATGGAAACCATCGAATCGCGCATCGCCCGTTATCCGCAGATCAGCAGCCGAGTCGCCCAGGTCGTGCATTTCCAGACGCTGACCGAGCAAGACATTCAACTGACCTGCAAACAATTGGCCGAGGTCGAGATTGCTCCCGATCTGCAGCGCAAACTGCACCGCCAGAGTGAGGGCAAGATGCGCCTGGTGATGAATGGCATCGCCACCATCGAGCGCATCGCCAGAGCGAATAGCCTGGATAAGGCAACCGCCGAAGCGTTCAAGGGCATGGAACTGTGCATCGAATGGCAGGCGCGTCGGCCACGTGTGGGAGGTGCAAGATGACAAACGGCGAACTCATCAAGGAACTGCAGTGCCTTCCCCCACATTGCCCGGTGATGCTGGTCACACATTCAATGAATCACGCCGGGTTGGGCATGTACAAGGAATGGTCATTTGTTGGTGACGTGCAGATAAGGAGTAACTGCGGAGATATCGGCACCGTCGTCACAATCATGGCGGAGGATGCGCAATGATCTGGACATCCCAAGCCGTGATGGATGCCGTTAAATCGCTGGTCTGTCCGCATGGCTGCGTTAAACATGATGCCATTGTCATGCATACCAAGTTGACCGGCAGGCAGGTCGCCAACGCCTGTACCAAGTTGGTCGAGCATGGCTACATGGAGCGCGAAATCTATGCGGACGACTCGGTCAAGCCGGGTTGCTACAAGCTGACCGCGCTCGGCCGGGCGGCACAGGAAGAAGGCGCCAGGCTGATCAGCGGCCCAAAGGGACCAAGCGGCAAAGCCAAGGCATGCACCGATACCGTGCGGGATCGCGCATGGCGTTCGCTGCGCATTCGGCGCAAGGCCAGCGTGCCGGAGCTGATCGGGCTACTGCTGGATGCCGGCAGCGACGTCGCGACGGTCGAGCGCATGAAAAATAACCTGAACAAATACATGCGTCAGTTGGAACTGGCCGGCTACTTGGTTCTGATGCGGCGTGAGGCACCGCAATCACCGACCTCCAACGGCGCCAAGCGTTTTTTGCTGGTACGCGACACAGGCCGGTTGCCGCCGATCCCGCAGCCCAAGCAGCAAAAGGTATTCGACCAGAACGAGGAAAAACAATATGACGCTAAGCGCTAAACCGGAAGCCGAGTGGGTCGCGATCGTGCGCGCCGATGTCGCCGCTACCGGCAGCATCAATAAAACAGCGCTACGTGCGGGTGTCTCGCGCGGTCTGTTGTCGGCGATTCTGAACCGGACTGCAACCTCGCCTTACGTCAATGGTAAGGCCAGCACCGCCAAGGTGGAAGAAAAGGTCATGAACACTATCGGTATGGTGGCATGCCCTTTTCTTTCCGAATACCACTGCGCAGAACATCGGATCACTGGCTTGCAATGTCGCGAGTTTGCCTATCGCACCAACCCGCCGACCAACAGCCCGCGAGAAATGCAGCACTGGCGCGCATGTCAGGGCTGTTCGAAGCGCGTCAAGGCGGCGGTGCCGGCGCCGGTCGTAGCCAAGCCGTGCAAGGTGCCGGTTACCGATGGCCGGCAGCAAGCCGGCATTATCGACAAAGTCACGCTGCCGTTGCCGGTAGTGGGCGGGCCGCAAGTGCAAATGGAGGTCGCATGATTTGTCAACTGAGGTGTCAACGAATGTCACAAAGGAGAAGTGCCATGAGCATGCCAAGTATCCGTGTATTTACCCCAGCCATCACCCAACGTCTCGGCCTGCAAAACCGCGTGGTGCGGCGGCTGCGGGAGATGGGCTGCAAAGTGTTGGAAACAACGCTGGATAGCCGCTTGACGATTGAAGTTGCGCCTGCCGCCGGCCCGATGCTGCGGCGTCAAAAAGGCGGCAGTTTGACAAAGCAGCGCGACGATGGTCCCGATGTGGTCAGCATCGACATCGACGGCTGCTGCGTGACGTGGCAAGAGGTGAAAGCATGAGTGCAACAAAGAAACTGACGGACGAGCAAATCGCCGATCTTGCAGGGAAGTACGGTGAATTCAGTCCAAGTGTAAGGGATACCGGTATTCCGCAATATCACGCTGGCCTGCCAGGTGTTATCAAGTTCGCTCGCGCCCTGTTGCAGAGGAACGCGCAGCGCCAAACGCATCCAGATACCGACCGTCTGAATCATATTATTGATAAAGACCGTTGCGCAATCGGCTACCTCGACTGCTGGCCGGCGACTGGTGGGGTTATCGAAAAGATCGAATTCATTTTCGAGAACCCCGCTGGGGACATCGGCCCGGACGTCGTGCGGTCGGCGATTGACAACTCGATACAGGCGGATCAACGGGGCAAGGGAGATTCGGCATGAGCGACTGGAAAGCAGCGTTGGTCGCGGCCGTGAAATCTGGCACGCCGCCCACCTACGAAGAACTGGATAAGGCGTTGTCGGGCGCAATGGCTGACATTGAAATGTATGAAGGGATGGTTGCCGGAATGTCGCAGTGGCTTAGCAAGTTTGTTGTCGCTTATCAGTATCAGCGCCATGACGAAGCGGCGTTGACCAACGTCTTCGATGCGTTTATCAAGACCCATGTGAAGGAAGTGCATGCGAGTCAAGGAGGTTTGCACTGATGTCGCACCTGCCAACCTTCGATTGCCCGGTCTGCCGCAATCCGTTGACCTGGGACGTGGTATTCGCCCACCAGGGGGTGCGCGACGCCATGCTGGCCCTGGTCAACGCCCACGCCGAGGGACGCAAGCTGCTGCGGCCGCTGCTGTCGTACATCACGCTGTTTGCTCCGGCTAAAACCGCGCTGCGGTATGAGCGGGTCGCGAGTTTGTCGAATGAGCTGGTCGAGATGATCCGGCCAGCGACACTGGAGCGCGGCGGGCGCGTCTGGCCGGCACCGCTGGACTACTGGCGGCAAGCCATGGAAGAAGTCGTCCAGCGCGCCCACGGTAGCAGCGGCTTGCGTCTGCCTTTAACGTCGCATGGCTATCTGTTGACAATCGTCATGGGCTATGCCGACAAGAGCGAAGGCGCGGCCGAAGCCAAGAAAGAGCAGCAACGGGCTGGCCATGCTGGACACGGCACGGCGCCGGATCGCCCTGCAGTAGTTCTGCAGGGTGGCCCGGTCAAGCTTGATGCCGCGCTTCCAAAGAAGGCTATGCCGCAACACGTCAGAGAGCAATTAAACAAACTCACCAAAAGAGAGGCAACACAATGAATACCAGCACAGAACAAAACACAACCATCCCGACAGGCTATCGCCAAGATGCACGCGGCCACCTGGTTCCGGAGTCGCTGATCAAGCCAATCGAAATGGCGCGTGACACTTTAACGCAAGAGTTGGTCGCTGCCGCCAAAACGATGAGCCTGCAAATGGTTGCATTCAAGGGGCGCGTATTCGGCGACGTAGCAGCCTTCGTGCAATTGTCTGCCGAGCAGTACGGCGCCAATTTAGGCGGCAAGAAAGGCAACGTCACTCTGTACAGCTATGACGGCCGCTACAAGGTGCAAGTGGCCATCGCCGACAACATTGTCCTGGACGAACGCCTGCAGGCGGCAAAGGCGCTGATCGACGAATGCATCAACGAATGGAGCCAGGGTAGCCGGCCGGAAATCCAGGTGCTGGTGCAGGATGCCTTCCAGACCGACAAAGAGGGCAACCTGAATACCGGCCGCATCCTCGGCCTGCGCCGTCTGGACATCAAGGATGAACGCTGGCAGCGCGCCATGACGGCCATCGGGGAGTCGGTGCAGATCGTCGGCAGCAAGCAGTACGTCCGCTTTTACGAACGCGTAGGCGATACCGAACAGTATGCGCCGATCAGCCTCGACATTGCAGCGGTCTGAGGCGCAGATGGCAACCAAACCACAAAAGCCGGTCGCCATGTGCTGCGTGACCATTGGCTATCGGGACTTCCTGCTGCCAGCGGATAAAGGCTTGCGTCTGGTCGAACTGATGAAAGACGCCATCGAATGTGAGCAGGGCTACGATGGCAGCAGGACTTACTTCGTCAAACAAGAGCAGCCGGAAATCGGCATGACGATTGTCCGGGCATCGCAGATGCGGGGAGCGCCACCACCTCGCCCTACACTTCTTTTGGATAGCAATTAACACTTGGAAGAAAATGATGTCAACACACACGGAACAGATTTTAGCGGTGATCAAGCAAACGGCCGGCATTCATGCCGCCAAGATCGCCGACCTGCTTGCATGCGACTTGGACGATGTCCTGGCGCTGCTGCCCAAGTTGGTGATGAGCGGTCAAGTGTTGATGAGCAATATCGATTTGCTGCACCATGAGCGGAAGGTCATCGGCTATTCGATCAACCCCGCTTACCTTGGATGGGGAACGTCTGGGAAATCTGTGCACATCGAATTGGAGAAGGAGCGGACCATTGAAAAGGCCGTTCTCCACCTGAGGGAGATAGGGAGGAGTGCGAACGGAACGGAACTTTCCATAGCAATGGGTCTGGATACTACCAGGTATAAGGCCTCCCAATTCCTGTCGCCGGCAATAAAATCTGGACGGATTGTCCGTGATGGAAATTTGTATAGGTTGGGCTGCGCGGCAGCTAGCGTCGCCGGTCTGTTTGAGTAAGCCATGAAGCCACAAAGCGCCGACGCCCTGCGTAAAAGCGAATTAGCCAAAATCCATCTCGCCAAAAAAGACCTGGCGCTGGCCGACGACGAATACCGCAGCATCATGCTTACCGTCACCGGCAAGAGCAGCGCGGCCGATCTGGACTGGCGCGGTCGCCAGAAGCTGCTTGATCACTTCAAGAAGATCGGCTTCAAACTGCGCCTATCCACCGGCCGTCCGCGTCCCAGCGTCGCCGAAGATCGCATGCCGCGCATGCGCAAGATTGAAGCGCAACTGGCCGAGGCAGGCTACTCGTGGGCCTATGCGGACGTGCTGGCGAAGAAAATCTGCCAGAAAGACTCGATCAACTTCTGCGATGGCGCGATGCTGTCGAAGATCATCGCCGCGCTGGTGATCGACGCCAAGCGCCGCGCTGCCAAAGCGTACAGGAGCATCTGACCATGAAGCTGCCGGAGATGGCCGTCCTGTTAATACGCCTCATCGGGCAGCACGCCGCGCTGCGCATGATGGAGCCGGCCAACTATGGCGGCAAGAACTATACGGTGCCGAAAGGCGAATTGGGCCGGGGTGAACAAAACTTCGCGGCGCTGGCAGAGACCGTCGGCATGGAGAACGCCAAGCGGTTGTGCCAGAACTTCGGCGGCGACGACATCTATGTTCCGCTGCTGACTAAGATGCAGCTCGCCGAACGCAATCGGGCGATTGTGGCCGCATACAATAGCAATGTGTCGGTCTGGAAGCTGGCCAGCGATAACAAGATGAGCGACCGCCAAATTCAAAGAATTCTAAAAACGACCGACATGAACGTCGATAACGATAAGCTCATGCAGGCGGTAGCGGCGCAGCGCAGCCTGTTCTAATTTCCCGGCCCGCAGGCGACACATGTCGCCTTATTTCCCTTCGCTCGGGCGCGTAATGTTGGGGGCATGAACACACCCCTACCAAAAGACGGACACGAACACGAATTCAAGGCAACGCTCGCCGAGGACGTGTACTACCCCGATCATGACGCCCGTACAGAGTCGTCCACTTTCACCAAGACAAAGCGAGACGACAAGAAAGCCGGCGCCCGTTGCATGATCACCGGCCAGGCAGTGGATACCGAATGGCATCACGCGTTCCTTGAATGGGCGTTTCAACACGCGGTGAATTGGACCGTCGTGAAGGGTATTGCGCTCGGCACGGTGAAGGTACTCCCCGTGCGCGATCCGTACACCTGGATGCCGACCGGCGAAATGGCGCCGGTCGAAGGCTGGTTGATCTACTGGATTGTCCTGTTCTTCAAGTGGCGCGGCTTTGATTTCGAGGCATTCGATCCCGCGAACCCGGAAACACTAGTCGACAGCGCGCAGGCAATGCTCATTCTGCACAAGCACCTTCATCGCGAGAAGAATCACGGGGCGCACTCGATCACCGGCCCGATCTTCCTGCTCCAGGCATTTCCGTTCGTTGACGGCTTTGTGTTTTCACCGGACGAACTGGCGGCACGGCACGGAGCGAAACCATGAAGCCGCCGATGCAATATTCCGGCGCTGGCCTTGCGCTTACCGAAAATGCCGAAGGTTGCCGGCTTACCGCCTATCAGGATGTCGGCGGCATTTGGACGAACGGCTACGGCAACACGCACGGGGTCGTACCTGGTTCGGCCATCACGCCAGAAAAAGCGATTGCCGACCTACGCGCGAATATCCAAACGTCGGTCAACGATGTCAATCAACTGGTGGCGGTTCAGCTTACCCAAGGCGAGTTCGATGCGCTGGTCGACTTCGATTTCAACCTCGGGCGCGGCCACCTGGCGCACTCCACGCTGCTGACCGACCTGAACGCCGGCAATTTCGCGGCCGCTGGCGATCAATTCGAGGCGTGGGCGAAATGTAAAGGGGTGGTGGTGGCGGGATTGCTGCATCGTCGTGTTGCTGAAAAAACTGAATTTTTAACGGGAGATCAAGCATGAATATAAAAATCGTCTGTCTCACAGTCGGGCTTTACGCAGTGGCCTGCGGGGTATTGTTTGGAACGTGGATCGCCATCGTCTTCAACAAAGAAAAGTTGAACGGCGCCGACACCTTGATTTCCTTTTGCCATGTGTCGTTAGGCATCCTCGTCGGCCATATCATTACGGTACTGAATACCTGGCCGTCCACGCAGTCGGCTAGACGGATGCCAGTCGCATCGCAAGCAGCAAGCACTTCGCAAGCAGCAAGCACTTCGCAAACAGGTTTTGCAAATCCGTTCCTGTTGTTGGCTCTCGCCGCTGGCATCGCCGGAGCGCTCTGCCTCTCGGGTTGCGCGAGCGTCACGCAAGCAGCGTCCGCGTACAACACCAGCGGCATGATCGCCGCCCGCGCAGCGGAAGACCTTAATATCAAAATATGGACGCAAAACGCCTGCGGCACGCCGTTGTCGACCATCGTTCGTCATCCTGAAATCGCGGGCGGATTGAAGTCGCTTTGCCTGTCCGCTTCCACCGCCAGCGCAAACGATCTATTGAGCCAACTGCCTGGACCCAGAATGGTGCCGACAACCACACCTGTGCCAACGGCGGGAATCAGCCTGCCGGGCGTGTTGGCGCCAGCGGCAAGCGTCCCGAAATGAGCGTCACACCGTTAATTCTGGCCCAATTCAGCGACAATATTTACACGTCGCTGAATGAATTCGACCGCTATTGGGAAACCGACGATGTAGTGGTCGGTCTCAAGCGCGTCGATGACACGGACGTGCTGGTGCTGCGCGGATCGGTAACGACCGAGGACTGGGTGCGCGACGCATCGGCGGTGCCGAAGTGGCATCGCCAGCTAGGATTTTGCCATGCCGGATTTCTAGCCGGCATGGATGATGTATTCGCCGAAGTGCGTACCGTCGTCGGACCAAAGAAGGCGATTAGCGGGCATAGCCTGGGCGGCGCGCGGGCGCGCATCCTTGCCGCCATGTTCGCTTACAACCAACTCCCGGTAGATCAGCTTTGCGTGTTCGGCTCGCCGAAGCCGGCGTTTACCAATGTGGCGCGCATCATCGCCAAATCAGGTATGGCCCACACAAGTTACCGCAATCGCAATGACATCGTGCCGACGCTACCGCTGACCGTTGGCTCGTTTGATTTCGTCCATACCGAACCCTGGATCGCCGTGGATGCCGCGCCCGCGCAGACCGACCTGGAAGCGCTACGCGACCATTCAAGCAGTTTGTATGTCGTGGCGCAGGCCGCCCTTGCCGCCCGCCGCGATTTAACGGAGGGCGCGCGTTGACCGATATTTTCGACCGCGCCACCGAGTGCGAAGAGCAACAGCGTCAGAACGCCCTGGACAGTCAGGCCCGCCGTGCAGGACTGGCAGGCATGACCGTGGCCGACTCGGCAACCGAATGCGCAGTCTGTGACGACCCAATTCCGCTATTTCGCCGCCAGGCGGTTCCCGGCGTACAGACCTGCGTCGTTTGTCAGGAAGAGTTGGAACGCGCAACCGGAAGGAATAAAGCATGACCGTACAACTCGAATTATGGCAACTGATTACGCTGTTGCTCGCCTTCTTTGCCGCAGTGGGCATCGCGGCGAGGATGTTTCTCTCGCAAATGAACAAGGGTCTTGATGATCGGTTCGATGCCCAAGAAAAAGCGACAACGACGGCCAATCAAACCATTCACGACGCCCTGAATCGCCACATGGCCGAAGAGGGCAAAGCGTTGCAACAGATGCAGAGGCTGGAACGCGACTTCCTGAGATGGCAGGCCGAACTGCCGATGCAGTACGTGCGGCGTGAAGACTATATCCGCAACCAGACCATCATCGAAGCCAAGCTCGACGGCTTGGGGCTTCAACTGACCAATATCCAACTGAAAGGAAGCCGACATGATTGATCATGCCAAGGTGCGGCGCGAATCGTTACGCTGGTATCTCATCCTGACGCTCTACAATGCGCAACCCAGCGGCTGCTATGAAGAGCTGCTGCTGTCGACGCTCAGTTCCATCTACCCCGATACGACCGCGCTGGAGATCCGGCGCGAAGCCCGCTATCTGGAAACGCGCGAACTGATCGAACTCAAGCCCGATGCGGGCGGCCGCTGGTACATGCAGTTGATGCGTTACGGTATCGATATCGCCGAATACACGATAGCCTGCGAACCCGGTATCGCCCGGCCCGTGAAGACGTGGGGCTGATCGATGCCGCCGCGTTCTAAAGTGGAACAACTGCCCGCGCCGATTAAAAAATGGCTGGATGCGGAGTTGGTGAAAAGCGGCTTTGCCGGCTACGAGCTATTGGAAGCCGAGGTGAATCAGCGCCTGCGCGTCGCCGGCGCAGATTTCAACATCGGCAAGAGCAGCATCCACCGCTACGGCTCCCAGTTTGAAGACAAGCTCAAGTCGCTCAAGCTGGTCAGCGAGCAAGCGAAAGCCATGATCGATGGCAGTCCGGACGATGAAGATGCGGTCAGCCAGGCGTTAATCCGTATGACGCAGGAGAAGTTGTTTAACGTCGTGCTCGACCTGCAAGTCGACCCGGAAAAGCTCAACCTGTCCGGCATCACCCGCGCCATCGCCGATCTGGCGCGGGCCTCGATCAGCGGCAAGAAATATGCGGCCGAGGTCAAAGGCCGCGTGCTGTCCGCCGCCGAGGCCGTGACGCAGATCACGAAGAAGGCCGGATTAAGCGCCGAGGCGGCCGACGCCATCCGGCGCGAGATTCTGGGGATTGCCGGATGATCGATCTTGCACCAACCGTCCTGCTGCCCTATCAGCAAAAGTGGTTGGCCGACAAATCGCCGGTCAAGATTTGCGAGAAGTCGCGCCGGGTCGGCTTGTCTTGGGCCGAAGCGGCAGATGCGGCTTTGACAGCGTCGTCCGCCTCGGATGCGGGCGGCGACGATGTCTGGTATATAGGCTACAACCAGGACATGGCCAAGGAGTTCATCCGCGACGTCGCATCCTGGGCGAAGCACTACCAGTTCGCTGCTGGCGAAATGGAAGAAGCGGTGTTCAAGGACGAAGACAAGGACATCCTGACCTTCGTCATCAGGTTCGCTTCTGGCTTCCGCGTCACGGCATTGTCTTCCCGGCCCTCCAACCTGCGCGGCAAGCAAGGCATCGTCGTTATCGACGAAGCCGCCTTCCATGACGACCTGGCCGGGCTGATCAAAGCCGCCATGGCGCTCCTGATGTGGGGCGGCAAGGTGCACATCATCTCGACCCATAACGGCGACACCAACCACTTTAACGAGTTGCTGCTGGATTGTCGCGCCAAGAAGCTGCCCTACAGCGTGCATCGGATCGAATTCAAGGAAGCGGTCGCACAGGGGTTGTACCAGCGCATCTGTCTGTCGACGGACCAGACGTGGTCGCTCGAAGCGGAATCGGCCTGGGTCGCGCAGATGTACGCCTTCTACGGCGACAACGCCAGCGAAGAGCTGGACGTCATCCCCGGATCGGGCAGCGGTACCTACCTGACGCGGGCATTGATCGAATCCTGCATGCAGTCGGATATCCCGGTGTTGCGCCTAGCGCTGCCCGATAGCTTTACCTTGATGTCTTCCCACTTACGCGAAGCCGAGACCAGCGACTGGTGCGAAGAGCAGCTATTGCCGCTGCTAAAGCTGCTGCCGCTGAATCTGGATCATTACTTCGGCGAAGACTTTGCCCGCTCCGGTGATTTAACGGTGTTCTGGCCGTTGATCCAAACCAAGACGCTCAACCTGGTCACGCCGTTTATTCTCGAATTGCGCAACGTGCCGTTCGAGCAGCAAAAGCAAATCCTGTTTTACATGGTAGACCGCCTGCCGCGCTTTCGCGCCGGGGCGATGGATGCACGCGGCAACGGCCAGTACCTGGCCGAGGTCGCCATGCAGCGCTACGGCGCGACTCGCATCGCCCAGGTGATGCTGTCGGTCGAGTGGTACCGCGAGAACATGCCGCCGTTCAAGGCGGCATTTGAAGACAAGACCTTGACCATTCCCAAGGATGCCGATGTGTTGGCCGACATGCGCGCCATCAAGCTGGACAAGGGCGTGGCCAAGGTGCCGGATTCGGCGCACACACGCGGCAGCGACGGCCGCGACAGACATGGCGATGCCGCCATTGCGCTGGCCATGGCCACCTATGCCGCGTTTCGCATGGAACCGACCGGGGTATGCACCGGCTTTCAATCGGTCGCAAGGCGCGGCGGCAACGTCGGCGCCCGCGACGACTTTCAATCCAGTTCCAGGAGCATGTTGTGAGCGCAATCCAAATTCTCGACCAGTATGGTCAACCGATAGACCGCGCCGTACTGCAAGAACCGCAGACGGCCAAGATCGCGTCGCTGCAAAATCAATACCTGATCCCGATGCTGGGCGGCCTGACACCGAGTCGCCTGGCGCGCACCCTGCAAGAGGCCGACCACGGCAACCTGATCGAGCAGCACAGGTTATTTGCCGATATGGAAGAGCGCGACGCCCACTTGCGCGCCGAGATGGACAAGCGCAAGAACGCCATCGTCGGCCTGGCATGGGACATCATCCCGCCACGCAACGCCAGCGCCGCCGAGAAGGCCGCTGCCGCGTGGGTGCGCGAAGTGCTGCAAGACGCGGTGGACCCGATGGAAGACTTGCTGCAGGCGCTGATGGATGGCGTCGGCCACGGCTTTGCTCCGGTCGAGCTGGAATGGCGCAAGCAGGGCGACATGCTGCTGCCGGCATTCCACCCCCGGCCGCAGGAATGGTTCCGGCTCAATTCGCACCGTACGGAATTGACCTTGCGCGACGCTTCGATGGACGGGATTTCGCTGCTGCCCTTCGGCTGGGTCATGCATACGCCAGGAAAGGCCAAGACCGGCTACCTGGGGCGCATGGGCCTGTACCGCACCCTGGTCTGGCCGTTCCTGTACAAGGCATACGCGGTAGGCGACTTCGCCGAGTTCCTGGAAACCTACGGCCTGCCCATCATCGTCGGCAAATACTTTGCCGGCGCGTCCGCCGACGAAAAAGCCTCGCTCATGCGCGCCGTTGCGGCGCTGGGCCACGATGCCCGTGCGATCATGCCGGCTGAAATGCAGATGGAAATCAGCCCGATTTCAACCGGCGGCAATGCCACCGGCCACATGACCATGATCGAATGGGCCGAGAAAGCCCTGTCGAAGGGCATCCTCGGGCAAACGCTGTCGGCCGACGACGGCAACCGGGGCAGCGGCGGGCTGGCGCTGGGCAAAGTCCACAACGAAGTGCGGCACGACATTATGTCCAGCGATGCGCGCCAGCTCGGTGCCACGCTGACACGCGACCTGGTCTATCCCCTCATCGCGCTCAATCGCGGCGGCAAGGATGGCATAAATGGCCTGGAGCGCTGCCCGCGCTTCGTGCTGGACGACGGCGAACCGGACGATATGACCGCCTATGCCGATGCGCTGCCGAAACTGGTGGCGGTCGGCTTCCAGGTGCCGCTGGCCTGGGCGCAGGAGAAGTTGCGGATACCGCAGCCGCAGGATGGCGAGCCGGTGCTGACGATTCCGACGCCGGCCGGGCAACAATTGATTCAATCGTCGGGCAACCCGCCCGCATCCGGGCTGTCCGCCACCTCGCCGGCCGTCGCCGCGCTGGCCACCGCAACGCCGGTCGCCGATGATCCGGCCGGCGCCGCAGTCGATCAACTGGCAAGCTTTGCCGCGCCGATCTGGTCGGGCTTGATCGATCGCGTTAAAGCGATGGTGGACCAAGCCACCGATTTAACGGTTCTGCAAAAAGACCTGATCGCCGGCTTCGGTGGCCAGCCGCAGGATAAGCTGGTCAAGTTGATGGCCGCCGCCTTCGACCTGGCGGAACTGAAAGGTTTGAGCGACGTACAGGACGGCAAGTAAGCATGCCGCTCAATGTCGCCTTCGCGAGCAAGGACGCCGCCAACCCCTTCGCCGAGCAACTGGCATTTTTTCAGGCCAAGCTCAATCTGCCCAGCGAGCGCTGGGACGACATCATGCAGGCCGCGCATGACCGGGCCTTCATCGTGGCCGGCGCTGCCCAGGCCGATCTGGTCAACGATCTGCATGGGGCGATTGCCAACGCCATCGAAAACGGCACCGGGCTGGACGCCTTCCGCAAGGACTTTAACGCCATCGTCCTTAAAAACGGCTGGACCGGCTGGACTGGTGAGGGCAGTGCGGCCGGGCAAGCCTGGCGGACCCGCATCATCTACCAGACCAACATGGCCACCAGCTACGCGGCCGGGCGTTACCAGCAACTGACGAATCCCGAACTGCTGAAGATCCGGCCGTACTGGAAATACGTGCATGCAGACGGCGTCGCGCACCCGCGCCCGCTGCATTTGGCATGGAACGGCCTGGTCTTGCCATACGACGACGAATTCTGGGATACCCATTACCCGCCCAACGGCTGGTGCTGTCATTGCCGCGTCACGTCGGCCGATGCCGGCGATTACGCCGACGCCCAGGCAGCGGGACTAGGGACGCCCCCGGCCGGCTGGGATGACATCGACCCCAAGACCGGCGCTCCGGTCGGCATCGACAAGGGGTTCGACTATGCGCCCGGTGCGAACGTCGACCAGCCGCTGGCCAGCTTCATCGACAATAAGCTGATCAATCTCGACGCGCCGGTCGGCGCCGCGATGTACCAGGCGATGCGGCCGGTGCTGCAGGCCGAGCAGAGCGCTGCTTTCCAGGCGTTCCTGGACGGCGTGCTGGCCGATCCGGTCAAGCGCGGGCGCATGGCGTTGGTCGGGGCTATTGATCCGGCTACGCTCGACTGGCTGTCCGCGAACAAGGGGATAGCGCCGGCGACAGCGGAGATCGCCGTGCAGGATAGCCTGATAGTTGGGAAAAAGGCGGTGCGTCACCAGGATGCCGGCGACGCCTTGACACCGGAAGAATGGGCGACATTGCCGGATATGCTGGCGAACCCAGATCAGATACTGTATGACACCAACAGCGGCAAGCTGCTTTTCGTGGCGAATAGTTCCGATCCGCGCCTGGCGAAGCTGGCGGTCGAGTTCGATTACAAATTGAAGAAGGGCAAGGGCGATACGAATCTGCTGGTGTCGGCGTTCAAGATTCTGGCAGAAACGATTGCGGGGGATATTGCGGGGGGATTGTTTGAGGTGGTGAAATGAACCGATGGGAGGCCGGACGTCCCTCCATTCAAGCAGGCCGTAGCGTTGGCGCTGGCGGCTTTCCCAGTCTGTGGACTCCGAATTTCCACAGCTCACCGGTTCATGGGCTCCAGTATAGGACAAAATCATGAGCGGCGCGATAGAAGTTCAAAGCGAAGCCGTCACGGCGGCATTCAACGCCCTGGGCGCACGAGTCGGCGATATGTCGCCAGTGCTGATGGCGCTGGGCGACGACATCATTGAGCGCACCAAGCAGCGCTTTGCCACCGCCACCGGGCCGGATGGAACGCCGTGGTTGCCGAATACGCAGGCTACGTTGATCGCATACCTGAACAAGAGATCGGGTAACTTCGCCGCCTTCTCCCATATCAAGACCGGCAAAGAGGGTCAGTCGCGTGTCGGTGACAAGAAGGGCTATTTCAAGAAAGATGGTTCGCTGACCAAGAAATCCCAGCAGTTGGTGGCTAACAAGCGGCCGCTTCAGGGAGAGAGCGGCGATTTGGAGCGCCAGTTCAGTAGCCTGGTCGTATCCGGCAACACGCTGCTGGTCGGTTCGTCCATGATCTACGCGGCGATGCAGCAATTCGGCGGCACCAAGAGCCAGTTCCCCAACTTGTGGGGCGATATCCCGGCGCGACCGTTCTTGCCGATTACGCCTGATGGCGGGTTGTATCCAGATGAAGAAAATCTGATCGTCGATGGTTTGTGCAGGTACATTCAGGGGTAGGTCGACGCGTTGACGCGAGAATTTGCGTAACGGGGGCGTGGCGCGATTTAAAGAAGTAGGTGGGTGCGATTCCGCATGGGATTCATTTAGCGGGCGATTAACGGGGCTTTAACGGCCTTGTTGGGGATTGCTGCTGTCATCGGCACCCCTCAGATATTAAAAAGCCCGCGTATGAGGCGGGCTATTATGTAGATATGAGTCGATGACTAACGATTGAACAAACCTGTTTTAGTCGTAACGTCAGCCTCGCTCATTGAATAGCGTTTCACAATGCTGCCCTGATCGAACATTACGACCAATTCCTTTTTCTTTCCGCTCGCGCTTCCGCCGAATAGGTTGACGATTGGAACGTAGCTGATCGCATCAGCCGATACGTTGCTAAATTCAAAATTCCATATCTCCAAGCCGCCATCGGTAAAGCTCGTTTTGATGGGGGAGCCGAACATTGTCTTAATTTCTGACTTAGTGGTTTTTCCTTCGACTATTTTTTGAGACATGGTTCCTTCGGACTCGGTGCGAAGCTTCTCATTTCCAGTACTCGCGCAACCGGCGAGAATGATGGCTAAGACTGCGATCATTATTTTTTTCATATTACTCCCTTGTAAAAAGAGCTGTCAGCATGACACAACAGCCGCCAAGCTGGCAACCATAACCCCGACATATGTCGCCTCCCCTCATTTCGCGCCAGGCGCGAAGATGGGGGCATGTTAAAACCAACGCTTCCCAGCCACTCCGCACACGCCCACTTGATGGCGGTCGCCGCCTGTTCCATGGCGCTGACCGCCGGTGGCGAACTGCAATTGCTGCCGGCAGGATCATTCAGCGCTCGCGACGGTCGCCCAACGGATGCGCCGGGCTGGCGTATCGATGCTGCATTGGCGCAAACCCTAGCGGCGGCAGCCATTGCCCGTACTACCCCTTATGTGATCGACTACGAACACCAAACCATGCTGGCCAGGCAGAACGGCCAACCCGCGCCGGCCGCCGGCTGGTTCACCGGGGTCGAATGGCGCGAAGGCGTCGGCCTGTTCGCCACCGGCGTGCAATGGACGGATCGCGCCAAGGCCATGATCGCGGCCGGCGAATACCGCTATATATCCCCGGTCATCGCCTACGACAAAAGCGGCGCGGTGACCGCGCTGTTCATGGCCGCCATTACCAATAACCCTGCCATCGACGGCATGGATGAAGTGTTGCTGGCGGCAGCGTCGGCGCACTTCGCAGCATCAAAACCCACCGCACGTATTGACTCACCCTCCCAGGAGAACCAGATGGACAAAGAATTACGCGAACAATTGCGCCTGCTGCTGAACATGCCGGTCGGCGCATCCGACGCAGATATCAAGGCGCAGATGCAAAAAGTGATTGACGACATCAAGGAGGATCAGAGTCAAGGTGCCACAGCGGCGGCGTCGCTTGACTTGCTGAACTTCATCGCTCACCAGCGCACCACCATCGCCAGCCTGACATCGGCTGCACCCGACCCGGCTAAATACGTAGCCATCGGGATGATGACAGACCTGCAGGGGAAAGTAGCGACCCTCTCAGCGCAACTCAACGCCAAGAGCGTGGATGAAGTGGTCAAGGCCGGGCTGGCCGCCGGCAAGCTCATTCCGGCGCAAGAAGCCTGGGCGCGTGAATACGGTGCCAAGGACTTGGCCGCATTGTCTTCCTATATAGGGCATGCGCCGCCGATTGCCTTGCTGGCCGGCATGCAAACCGCCGGCAAAGACCCGAATGGCGGCGGCAGCGCTGCACTGACTGCTGACCAGGTCGCCATGTGTACCGCCATGGGCCTGTCGCAAGAAGACTTCCAGAAAACATTGAAGTCCGAGAACGCGCTTTAACCAACCCTCCCAACCCGATCAGGAGCAAACATGTCTTTAACTGCCGACCGCAATACCCCGCTCAAGGATACCGAATGTCTCGGCGTGCTTGTCGCGGGGGGTGTAAAAATCTTCGCCGGCGCACTGGTCTGCGCCAATGCAACCGGATTTGCCACGCCGGGCGCGACCGCTACCACGTTGACCTACCTGGGCCGCGCCGAGTCGTACGTCGACAACACCGTTGGGATCGACGGCGCGCAGACCCTGATCGTGCGTCGCCACAGAGCCTTCAAATGGGTCAACAGCGCTGCCGACCCGGTAAGCCAGGCCAATCTCGGCCAGATCGTCTACATCGTCGACGATCAAACCGTTGCCAAAACCAACGGCGCCAACACCCGTTCGCCGGGCGGCAAGCTGGTCGGGATCGATACCGACGGCGTCTGGATCGAGTAAGCGGCATCCGACAACGCAATCGTTCATCACAAAGGAAACGTAAACATGAAATCGCACTATTCACTTCGCACCTGGTTGCACATCGCCCTCATCGCCATCGCCCCATTCGGGCTTGCGGTTTTCGCGATGTACGTCGCATACCTGCATCCGCTTCATCTTGGCGCCGGCCCGTCTATCCTGGCTGTCGGCATGCTGGTCAACAAGGAAAACGTCCAGAACCTGTTCATCAGCCTCAAAACGTCATTCAACAACGCTTTCGCCGCCGCGCCTGCGGTATGGGACAAGGTCGCCATGAAGGTGGTGTCTACCACCGGACAGAACGATTACATGTGGCTGTCCAACTTCCCGCGCATGCGTGCGTGGATCGGTGAAAAGAACGTCAAGGCGCTGGAAGCGTTCAAGTACGTCATCGTCAACAATGATTTTGAAGCGACGGTGGAAGTGAACCGCAACGACATTGCCGACGACAACCTCGGCATCTACGGCCCGCAAGCGCAGATGGCTGGCCTGTCGGCCAAGCAGATGCCCGATGAAATTATCATGGACGTGGCGAATGGCGCGATGACCACGCTGTGCTATGACGGCCAGTTCTTCATCGACGTCGATCATCCGGTCAAGCAGACCGACGGCACCATCGCCTCGATCAGCAACAAGGGCACCAAGGTCCTGTCGGCGGCCAGCCAGGCCGCTGCAATGGCTAGCTTCGGCGTAGCGCGCACCACGATGAAAAAGTTTAAGGATAACGAGGGCCGTCCGCTCAACATCACGCCTGACGTGCTGCTGGTGCCGGTCGCCCTGGGCGATATCGCCCGCACCTTGATGACCAATGATCGTCTTGACGACGGCAAGGCCAACCCGTACAAGGGCGTCGCCACGGTGGTCGAAGATGCGCGGCTGACGTCGGACACCGCATGGTTCCTGCTGGATACGACCAAGCCGGTCAAGCCCTTTGTGTACCAGGAACGCCAGGCGCCAGTGTTCGTGCAGCAAATCGACCCGCAAGCGGAAGACGTGTTCAACCGCAGGATGTTCAAGTTCGGCGCCGAAGCACGGGCGGCCGGCGGTTACGGGTTCTGGCAACTGGCGTATGGCTCGGATGGTTCGGTCGCCTAAGTTCTTAGCGACCGAACACTGTCTGTTCCCGCCTCGGCTGGAACAGACAAATCCGACTAACCTGGAGTGATCGACATGGCATCAAAAAAAAATACCAGTCCCGTAAAAAGCGGTATCGCCGACGGCAACGCGACTGGCGACTTGAATTCGACGACGGCAAGCACCGTTGGCCTCGAAGTTACTGCGACTCGGGATGGTTTCCGTCGCGCTGGTTTGGTATGGGGTAGGAAGCCGGCGCGCGTCAAGCTGTCCGACCTCAGCGACGAGCAACTGACGTTGCTTTATAACTGCCCCGGTCTGACAGTCACCGAGGTCGATCTGGCCGCCGATATGGCCGATGCGGCAGAGGAAGGCGAAGAGGCATGACTTACGCCACCCGCACCGATCTGGAACTGCGTTACGGGGCCGACGAGGTGGCGCAACGCGAATCGGCACTGCCAGCCGGCGCGCTGGATGTGATCCTGGTCGACGCCGATGCCCTGATCGATGGCTACCTGGCCGGCGGTTATACGCTGCCGCTGGCGCCGGTACCGGCGAAGTTGATGCAGGTGGCGTGTGCAGTGGCGTGCTACTACCTGATGGGTACGTCCGTGATGCAGCGCACGCGCGATGACTACACGGACGCGGTCTCCTGGCTGAAGGACGTGCAAAACGGCGTGGTCGTGCTGCAGGCTTCGGCGCCGATCCCGGAGTACGCGCCGTCGACCGTGGCCATGGTGACGCCGGTCGCATCCGTTTTCAAACGCTCTGGACGGCCATGATAGACGACGTGATTGCACACCTGGAAGCCAGCGGTGCCGCGTTCAAGCAGGTTGGCGGTGCGGCCCAGTTCCAGAATGCGGCCGAAAGCAACCCGAGGGCAACGCCGGCCGCTTTCGTGATTCCGTTGGAAGAGAACCCAGGAGTCAGCGCGATGGGTGACCTGGTCATTCAACGCGTGGCGGTCACGCTAGGCGTGATCCTGGTGGTGCGCAATCTCTCCGATAGCAAGGGCGTCGCTGCCCGACAGGACATGGAGACGCTGCGCCAGGCGGTCAAGGCGGCTTTGCTGGGCTGGCAACCGCCAGGAGGATATGACCCGCTCGAGCGCGGCCGCAGCGGGCTGCTGGCATTCAAAGACGGCCACATGTGGTGGCAGGACATTTATTTAACGTCGTATATCGACAGGAGCGTTTTATGAACAGTTTGCAGGATTTTACGAATTGCCAGTACTGGGGAATGGGCGGTCGCTATGTCGTCGATCCGGCGACCGGCCTGCGCACCCCGGCACCCCCGGATGACGAGAGTATCGCTCCCGATCTCGCCGTCACGGTCAACCCCGCCGCCGACGATGCCAGCGCAACCGATCCAGCTACGCAACCCGTTAAACCTCTGAAGGAGAAGAAGAATGTCTAATCTGATCGCCAGCCCACGTAGGTGGAGAAACAAAGCCATCCTGATCAAGTCAGAGGCCACTTATGGCGTGGATGCGATACCCACCGGCGCCGCCAACTGGATCGAAGCGCGCAACGTCACCTTGACGCCGATGGATAACGACAAGGTGGCGCGCAATATCGACCTGCCTTACCTGGGCAACAGCGGCGACATTATCGTGTCAAGCTGGGCTAAGTTGACCTTCGACGTGGCGCTGGCTGGGTCGGGCGTGGCAGGAACGGCACCTAAATGGGCACCGCTGATTCTGGCATGCGGCACCGCCGAAACCATCGTCGCCACCACCTCGGCCTCTTACAATCTGATCAGTTCGGCATTCGGCAGTGTGTGCGCCTACGTCAACATCGATGGCGTGCAGCATGCGCTGCTCGGCGGCCGGGGCGAAGTCAAGGGCAAGTTCGCTGCCAAGGGTACGCCGACCTTGAGCTTCACGTTTGATTTCAACTATGTGGCGCCGGTTGTCGGTGCGGCGCCGGCCGTGACGCGCACCGGATGGGCGATTGAAGAAGGCGTCAACAGCGCTAACACGCTGGCGGCGATCATCAATGGGGTGCCGCTGCCGTTCTCGGCGCTGGACTGGTCGTTCGGCAACAAGGTTGCCCGGATGGATTTGCCAGGACCGCAACGCGAGATCGTCATCAGCGACCGTGCGCCGCAAGCGACGCTCACGGTGCTGGCGCCCGACATCGTCACCTTCAATCCGTTCGCGTTGGCCAGCTCGGCCGCCGTGGTTGCCTTTACGAACACCCATGGGAGTGCCGCCGGTAAGAAGGTCAGAACCGACATGCAAGTGCGGGTGATCGACGCCGCTTACGATAAGGTTGACGATATGTTGGCCTACAAGCTGACGCTGCAGCCGATCCCGGTGGCCGGTAATGACGAAATCGCCCTGACTAACATTTAAACACTAACTAGCACAAACAATCAACCGGGCCTTTTTGGCAAACTGACCTGAATGCTTGATAACCAACGCAACAAAAAATAAAGGAAATTTATTATGGCATTCAAAATCGCAACCAATCCCACATACACCGCCCAGGTGAAAGTTGACATTCCGTCCGACAACGGCAAGACGGTACCGAAAGCGTTTGGTGCCGTATTCAAGCGCCTGTCGCAGAGCGAACTGGATGGCGTAAGCGATCGCCTGGCTGCAAAGGAGCTGACCGATAGCGGCTTGATCGACGAAGTCATGGTCGGCTGGAGCGATGTGCAGGATGAGGATGGCACTGTCCTGGAGTTTAACGATAAGAACCTCGCCGCCTTGCTGGACGTGTTCCCGGTGCGGCCGACCCTCGTTAAAACCTTTTTCGCCTCAATCGCGGGCGCCAAGACAAAAAACTAGAGGAAGCCGCCGCTTGGTGGGCGAGCGGCGGCGGCAAGAACGATGGCTTCGGCAAGGCCCACATAAGCGACGAATTGGCCGAAGACATGCTGGCTTTCGGCCTGGAAGAAGAGATTGCCGATCTCCCCCTTGAAGAAGAGGTCGAGCCGGCATGTTGCGAGATATGGCCGGAAAACCTGACGACGCTGCGCATGTTTCTGGCGATGGCCACGCAATGGGATCTGGCGGTGTTTGAAGGGGAGGCGGTGAGAACCAACCTCAAATACACAGCGTTGCCGGTTGTACGCAGTGGCATGAGGCGCAAAATTTCCGGCAAGGAATGGCCGGACATATTTGAGGGGATACGCAGCATGGAGGCGGCGGCCCTGAAAGTGATACGCGAGCGCTTTCAAGAAAAGCAGAGCCAACAGATACAAGCACAATAAGAGGAAAGCGACATGACCCAGGTGGAATTAGGCATCAAGATCAATATCGACGGCAACAAGGTTGCGGTCGACGGCATCGATCAGGTCACCGCCGCCACTACCAGAATGGGTGCCGAAGCCGAGAATGTCGGCCAGACGATGGCCGGCGCGCAGAAGGAACTGGGCAACTCAACCGCGCAATTAACGGTAGGGCAACTCCATTATATGGATAGCTTGCGCGATCAGGCTGCGGCCGTTGGAATGAACAAGACCGCGTTGCTTGAAATGAAAGCTGCACAGTTGGGCTTGACCGAAGAGGCTGCGCCTATGATCGCGCAGATCGCTGCCGCGACCGCTGCAACCGGCAATCATACGGCCAGCATGTCGTCCAACATGGCAAAAATGGAGTCGATGCGCGTCATTCATGACGCCATGATCGGCAGCTACACTCGCATGGGTAGCTCAATGCTCGTACTCGGCAACGCCACTGGTGTGACCGCGATGCTATTCAATCCATTGACGCTTGGCGTTTTGGCCGCGACGGCTGCAGCCATCGGCCTATACGCGGCGTTTGCGGCGGGAAAATCAGAGCAGGACGGGATGAATACCGCGCTGGCCGTCACCAGCAACTACGCCGGAATGAGCAGCGATCACATGATGCAGCTTGCCGACAGCATGACGCAATCGAAGGAGGTAACGATTGGTACCTCTACTGCGATTGTCACTGCACTGGTGGCGTCCGGAAAGATTGGGGGCGCTGCGATCCAGCAGATTACCAAATTCACCAGCGACTATGCAAAATCGACAGGGCAAGACATTGCCACCATTGCACCGGCCATGATTAAGCTGTTTGAAGACCCATTGGCCGGCGCAAACGAACTCAATCGGTCCATGCACTTTCTCACCACCACGGACATTGAGCATATCGCGACGCTGCAACGATTGGGCGATGTGCAGGGTGCGCAGTTGGCGTTGGCGAAGGATGTGACAGATCACATGCCGGTGCAGGCTAAAAATATCGGAACTGTAACGCAGTGGCTAAATACAGAGATTAAAGCATGGACGGATTTGGGTCATGCCATTATGGACATCGGGAAGATTCAAAGCGACGCACAGAAAGCGCAGGGAATGCGCGATCAAATTTCCATAATGAGAGCAAGTGGCGTAAGTACGAAAGACCCATCAATCGTCGCCATCCAAGCGCAAATTGATGCGTTGGCGCCTTTGGTTGCGAAGCAAAAAGAAGTGACAGCCGCCGAACAAGCCGCTGCCGCCGCCAATAAATTGCAGGCCGATTCATGGGATAAGATCAAGGCCAGCGCGTCGTCTTATCACATTCAAGAATTGAAGGATAGTTTAACGCTGATTGAGCAGCACAAGTCCGAACCGGGCGCTGGCTTCGTTGCGCAAGAGACGGCAAAGCGCAGTGCCATCGACCAAACCACGAAAGCGATCCAAGACGCTCAACGCGCAGTCGGTGCCGATGCGAGAGCATTGACCCAAGGCCAGATCACGGCGCAAGAAGCGCTGGACCAAATCAAGATCAAGTCCGCTGCCGACGACATCAACACGCAGGCCGCACTTGGCAACATCACCAAGTCGCAGCAGGACGCGATGCTGACGAATAATTCGCTGGATGCCATTTCGTCAAAAACATTGTTCGATCAGAAAATGCTTCAAATCTCTGGCCTGACCGCAGCGCAGCGCCAAGGATACGAAGAGGACATTAAACATAACCAGGCGCTGTCTGACGCCGCAGAAACCGCTGGAATAAACAAGCAGCTTGTGGATGAAAAAACCGACTATGACGCCATCATCAAATCCGTGCAGGCTGTCGGCGTCGCCGAAACACAGCAGCTTGACGCGGCCATCGCCAAGCAGCGCCAGCACAATGACGAGATCGGAAAGAACGCTTCGCAAAAAGAACTGGTCTTGAGGGACATCAACGCGGGAAAGCTAGCGCAATCGGAGAGCGATGCGCAGTATCTGCAAGACGTGATCAAAAAAACTGCACTGGACGACAAATCCCTTGCCATCTATACGGCGCGCCTGAATTATATCAATCAGGAAATTGCGGACCGTAAAGAGTTAATCGGGTTGTCGACGCAAGGCGCCGCCCTTGATGCAGGCGTCGAGCAGCAAAGGCTGCTTACCCAACAGTTCAAGGATGCCGGCATCGCCGCCAAGCAGATGGAAGCCGATCTGACTTCATCGTTTGGCAACATCGGCACGGCCATCGGGAAAATGGCGGTGGCGTTCACCGACTACGGAAAAACACAGAACGACATTCAACTCCAATATCTAAAGGGTGTCGCCGCCGCCGAAGGTGCCGACAAAGAGTATGACCTGATTAAAGCGGCGCAGACTAAATTTGACAAGGACTCATCCGTCGCGCAGATGAAAAACTACGCGGACATGGCTGGTGCGGCCGAACAGTTTTTCACTAAGGGCTCGACCGGGTACAAGGCGTTGCAAGAAGTCCAGCAAATCTATCGCGTTGCCGAAATGTTGATGGCAAACGAATCGACCGTATTGCAGGTGTGGGGATATGCGCAGACCGCATTATCTTCGGCGACTAGCGCAATTACGCAGGTAACGAGTAGTGCCGCCGTTGGTACGGCGGCGGCGGCTACAGGCGTTGCCATACAAGCCCAAGGCGACCCTTACACCGCATGGATTCGCATGGGCGCGATGGTTGCGACAATGGCGGCACTTGGCTTTGCTATTGCAGGCGTAGGCGGCAGCGGCTCGTCGGCACCCGATCCAAGCGCCGCCGCCCAAATGCAAAAAACGCAAGGCACCGGCACGGTTCTAGGCGATGCCGCCAAGCAGAGCGATTCCATCGTTGCCAGCATGACGCTGCTGACCAGTAATTCGTCGGCCATGCTGCCGTTGACGGCACAAATGGCGGACTCGCTGAAGAACATGGAAAACGGCGTCACCGGCGTTGCGACGCTCATATCCGGGAACAGTTCCGCTATTGCAAGCGGATTGAATTTAGGGATACAGGTCGGCAAGTCATCCAGTGGTTTGATGGGGGATATTTTCGGTTCGTCATCCACAACTATTTCCGATGCGGGCTTGCAGTTTGGCGGCTCCGTTGCATCCCTGCAAAAAGGTAACGGCGTACAGCAGTATGCGACAGAGAACGTGGATACCAAAGGCGGCTGGTTCAGCGGCGGCAGCAATACCACCAACAATGTGACGGGCGCAGTGTCCGACCAGGTAACGCAACAGTTCGGCCTGATATTCCAAAACCTGCAAACCACTTTGCAAACGGCTGCAACCGCCTTGGGTAAAAGCAGCACCGATGTCGGCACGGCAATCCAGAATACGACCATTTCGGTGAGCCAGGTTTCCCTGCAGGGATTGAGCGGGACCGCGCAAATTGCCGCATTGAACGCCGTTATCGGCGCTGCAATGGACAAAGTAACTTCTGCCGTATTGCCTGGCATGGAGGTGTTTGCTCAAATGGGCGAAACCTACACGGATACGGTCATTCGGGTGGCGACCGGCGTCGAGCAAGCCCAGGTTGCATTGCAAGCGTTCGGCATAACGGCAATTAATTACACCGGTATCCTCAACAAGCAAGGCGATGTGGGCGCAGAGATCGTGCGCCAGAGTATTGATGCCGTCGAAACGGCGACCAATGGCGCGCTTACCGGCGTGGGGAAAATAATTTCCGTGGCATCCGGCGCCGCATCCGATCTCGCGTCACTCTATTCAAGCCTACTCGCCATGCGGCAGTTGATGAACGACACGGCAGGCAACGGCATGAATTTAAGCCAGAGCATGATTAACGGGGCTGGCGGTTCGTCGCAGCTGAGCACCGGGCTGTCCGACTTCCTGAAGGACTACTTTACGCCGGCCGAACAGTCGGCATCGGAATTGAAAGACCTGTCGGCCCAGTTTTCCGTACTCAATGAAAGCATGCCGACCACAAAAGACGGCTTCCGCGCGATGATTTCCGGCATTGACACCAGCACCGACGCCGGCCAGAAGCTTTACGGCCAGTTGATGGCTCTGTCCGGTGCGTTCTCCACTGCGGTAGACAATGCCAACGCGCTGACCACGGCAACCTCGGCAAGCACCGTGGCCGCGCAGCACGCGCTTGACGAACAGCTATTGCAAGCCCAGGGCAACACAGCGGCGTATACGGCGGCAACGCGCTCGGATGTGCTGTCTACCCTTACCGGCAACCTGCTCGCCACGCAGCAGGCCATCTATGACGCGCAGGACGCAGCCACCGCGCAGGCAGCGAAGGCAACAGCCGTTGCGACAGCCACAACCAACCTGACGAACGCCTATAACGCGCAAAATACCGCGCTGACGGCCACCATTACAAAATATCAGGCGTTCGTCGATTCGTTGACTGCGTTCGGTCTATCGCTCTCGACTGGCGCACTCAGCACCTTGTCGCCGGAAGCGCAGTACAACCAGGACAAGGCGACGTTTCAAAGTACGTCCGCAGCCGCCGCAACCGGCGATCCGACCGCGCTTGGAAACCTGCAAACTGTTGCGCAACAATTCTTGACTGACTCGAAGGCATACAACGCCAGCACGCAGGCATACGCCGACGACTACGCCGCCGTTCAAAAAGGAATCACCGACTCGACCGCTGCCGCGAATCAACAGGTGAGCATTGCGCAAACGCAGTTGACCGTCATGCAGGCGCAGGTATCGAGCTTAATTACGATCAACGCCAGTGTTCTTTCGGTAGCAGCGGCAATGTCAGCTTACACCGCCGCTACGTCCGGATCGTCCGGTTCGTCTGCGACCAGCGGCGTGTTTGCGAGCGGAGCGGCGGGCACCAGCTCCTATACCGCGCAACAGCTATCCGCTGCCGCAAGTGGTCAGGTATGGAGCGAACTTGACAACGGCGCGGCGTACATGGCACACCATCCGCTGAGCGTCAACAATGGTTTAACTTACGTTGCCAACGTACCGGGCTTTGCTGCCGGCGGCGATCACGCCGGAGGCTTGCGCATCGTTGGTGAAAATGGGCCGGAACTCGAAATGACCGGCGCATCGCGGATATTTAACGCCGCGCAGACCAAGCAGCTTCTATCCGGCGGCGACAGCAAGGAAACCATGGCCGAACTGAAGGAGCAGACCCGGCAATTGCGTGCGCTGGTAACGCTGCAGTCGGCGGCCAATCAAGCGTTGCTGGACAAACTCAGCCAGTCGAATGTCGCGCTGACCGACATCCAGAAAAAGGCGAAGCGGGAGGCGGCTAAACCATGAGCATGATTTATCTGGCGGAGATTGACTGCGCGGTGGATGCTATCGGAACCGTTAAAACGCTGTATTTTGCGTCCGGCAATTACGTGACGCAACCCGGCGAAACGCCGGCATCGACCCATTACGTCCCGCGCTTGACCCAGCCTGGCAACCTGACGCGCATGATGTACCAGGACGCGACTACCGGCGGCCGCTCGCAGGTTGCCTATGGCACTTGCGAACTGGAAAACGTCGATGGCGCGCTGGACTACATGCTTGCTTACAGCCTGGACAAGCGCAAGCTGCGCCTGCTGGTCGGCGATCCGACACAACCATACAGCAGCTTCACGGTGGCGCAGCGCCTCACCATGCAGCAGGCCGAAGTGACCTACAAGAGCTTGTCGATCATTCTGCGCGATCGGCAATTGGAACTCGACATGCTGCTGTGCCAGCATCGTTACGGTGGCACCAACGTCTTGCCAGCAGGGAAAGACGGTACCACCGACATTGCAGGCACGGCCATTCCGAAGCTGTATGGTACCGCCCTCAATTTCGCGCCTGTCCTGTGCAACACCAGCAAGCTGATCTACCAAGTGCACGACGGCGCCATCGCCACCGTATCGAACGTCTACGATTCCGGCCTGGCACTCGTCAGGGGCGCGGATTACACCACGTCGGCCGACGTCGAGGCGACGGCGCCAACAGCCGGCCAGTACCGCGTCTATCCGGCCGGTGGCTATTTTCGTCTCGGTGGGTCGCCTGCCGGACAGGTGACTTGCGACGCATCGCAAGGCGCCACGGTTGCCAATCGCACGACGGCGCAGATACTGCAACAGATCGCGCTCGACATGGGCCTGACCGCCGCCGATATATCGGCGACCGACGTTACCGCCCTGGATGCGCTCAACAGCGCGGAGTGCGGCGTCTGGGTATGCGACGATTCGACCGGGCTAAACGTCATGGATGCCGTGGCGCCAAGCGCCGGTGCCTACTTCGGCTTTGATCGCCTCGGCATGTTGCGCATGGCCAGGCTGGACATTCCAAGCGGTGCGCCGGTCGCAAGCTTTAACTTTCCGAACATCAAGGATATCGACCGTGTGCGCAGCAATGACGCCAACAATGGCATTCCGGCCTATCGCGTCACACTGACCTAT